CTCTTCTCGCCCTTGCCCTGNTCGTCTTCATCTCGCGACAAGGCGCGGACGATCTGCTCGGCAGTCATGCCCCGATACTTCTCGTCAAAGTAGACAAAGTCAGGGAGCTTAATTCTAGCATCTTTGACAATCAGGTTGACCGCGTAGTCACAGGCCGTGTTCCAAATCTTAGGGTTCGTATTGCCCCGCCGCAGGTGATGTCCAAGCGAAACGTGCAGTGCTTCGTGGAGCAAAGTTCCCAGCAACTCATGGTCGGGCGTGTTGCGCACGAAGGTGCGGCTGAAGTACAGGTTCTTGCCGTCCGTTCCCATCGTGTCGGTTGCCTCGGTCTCGACAAACGGCAACCCGAATATCAAGGATGCGTAACCAGATGCGCGGCTACCAAGGCGTGAGCGCTGCTTGATCAAGCGCCCCATCTCTGGATCACGAATGGAGAAATAGTCAGTCATGGCGTCACCTTTCAGTTGATTAATTGAATAGGCTATCGATGTTGTCAGCCAACTTGCTGGCCTCTTCACCGACAGTCTTGCGGGTCTCGTCATCTTTGCGTAACTCATCGCCAGACTTGTTGCCGATGATGGCGACCAAGTCAGACACGGCCTTATCGATCCGCGCATCGTTGCTGATGTTGAGCGTTGGGATAATTGCAACAAGGTCACGCGCTTTGTCGATGGTGCTATCTCTGAACGGTGCCTTGCTCTTGTTATTAGGGTCGTAGTTGACGCAAACCTTAGCGAGATGGCGAGCCACCGATAACACTGTAGCAACACAATGCTTCTGGATGGCAGAGAGCTTATCGGCCTCTTCCTTCTTGGTATCTGCAATCACTCCATCGACGAACGCCTTGTGACCTTGCACTCGGATGTCTTGAGTGTTGGTGATGACCGTGCGCGAGACATCGAACTCAAACTTGCTTTCGATGATCTCGTCAACGTCAACGTCCTTAGCGAGATTGGGATTCTCNACTCTGGCTCTCTCCAGTGCGTCTGGCAAAGCCTTGCGAATTTTCTCAACCTCAGCCTTGAANTGGGATTCAAATTCACCCAAAACACGGTAGACCTTTTCGCTCAGGGCATTTGGCAACAAGCGCCAGCCGTTGTTCCAGTCAGGCAAGCCGCCCACGAGATAGGAGCCATCGATAGGAGAGGGAGACAAGCCCTTGAGGTAGTTCCCAACCGCACCCTTGATTGTTTTGATCTCGGCCAGCACGGCAGGGTCAACGATCTTCACGTTGCCCCAGACCCAGTTGGTCGTGGTTACGGCGGTTTCAGCCAGCATGTTGGACGCCTTCTTGTCCTTGGCTTGGCCAGTCCATGATCGCACCTTGGTGCGAACTAGGGTATTGCCTTCAATCAACGGCGGCACTTTTTTACGTTGCGTAGTCATGGCNTCACCTCAAATATTTGTTGACCAATTGATGCTTTCGCATCTATCAACACACCGTTTTAGATGTGCTGATAGATACGAGGGCTTGCACCCTCGCACCGTCTTCCTTCATTGTTACGAGCGGATATCCGCCCACTTCAACGACCAGTCCCGATAGGTCACTGTCTCCGCGACGAGCGGCGTTCTGCGCTTAATGGCCTCCACCACGAACACCATGATCTCGGGCGAAGTCCAGCCACCCTCGCCATGCCGCGACAGGTAGGTCACGATGTTGGCGAAATTGTCCTTGTTCGCACGGCGGATCAGCAACGATGCCGTGGCGAATTGATGCCCAACCTCACTAGGGATCGGCGCGTTGTCGGGATCAACCAGTGCCTCGTCGATATTGATTGAGCGCCCAGCGTGGCAGATCGCGATAAACGACCGCGCAGCCTCCTCGCCGACGATGCCCGCATAGATAGGCATCTCGATTTCAGAAGGCGGGCAACTCTTCACCGCAAAGCTCAGCCGCTCCAGACCACGAGGTGTACACCCAGTCGGATGCTCTTGACCTCGCTGGTTAGGATCAATCTTATGCAAATATTCGTTCATCTGCTTGATCCATGCCAGCACGACAGGGTCGATGTCGTTCTCCGCTGCCCAACCCAACCAATCCTCGACGCTCGGCGTGAGCGTGAAATGGGCAAGACGNGTGCCAGTCTGGATGCCCATGCCGTGAGAGTTGGCCTTGTCACGCTGGCGATTGGAGGCCAGCACGATCAGCACCAGTCCGCGCTCGCAATCGGGATCGGACTTNGGATGNCCTGGCAACACATAGTCACCTACACGCCCCTCATCAAATAGACGCTGGATCACAGTCTGCTTCTCGCGATGGGCTTGCGCGAACTCGTCCAAGAACAGAACGCCATAGACCTGATCCTTACCGCCTACATTAGGCCAGATATCAGCAACGGCACGGTGCTGGATGCCGCCNTTCGCATAGGGCAAGCCTGAGAAGTCGAGCATGTCATAGTCGTTNATGCGCCGCTCCCAGACCTGAGCATTGCCATCAAACGGTACGGCATCAAGGCCACGGTTGGCCTTAACTTGTTTGGCAATGTCCTCGAAAATCTCAGGCACCGCATCGCGGATAATCTGCGACTTGCCCAGCCCGACATTGCCCCAAATCATCACGGGTGAGATCGGCAGGGCATAGCCCAGAACCACATGCAGTTGACTAGGCGTGATCGAAATAGCAGATATGTCAGTCATAGTGTCACCTCAATAGTTGGTTGTCAAATTGATGCTTTCGCATCTATCAGTACAGCGCCGTCAACAACAACCGTCCCAAGGGAAGTCCTCTTCGTACAGGACAGGAGAATTGAAAGCCTCCTGCATCCTTTCATTGGTTAAGCGCAGGTCGGCGGGGCTATCACCTTTCACGAAGGGTCGCCCGTGGCCTATGGGCTTGCCGTCCTTGTAGTGAACCTCGCGCACCTCAAAAACGCCNCCGATTGTTGTTCCGTCTTCGTCGCTGATAGTGCCGTCGCAAACGATGCGGTAGTTCCAGTCAAAGTCACTCATGTTGTTACCTCATTAGTTGGTTGTCGAATTGATGCTTTCGCATCCAGCAGCGTCTCTTGCGAGGCGCTGGTGGATACGCCCCCATTGGGAGGCGCATCTTTCTAGCGTTGGGCGCGATTCTTCGCCTCCTGCAAGTCTGCCCAGTTAACAAAATATTCGATGTCGCCGACAGTCGCTGATAAAACCGCACCGCCGCCAATGTGGTCAACGCCCTTCCTGCCGCCGCGTGACACCCAGTAATAAACTGCGTCGTGCGCCTTGATCTTTACGAGCCACGGCGGCGCGGAATAAACGTCGCCGTTAGCGCTGACCTGAGAGAGTGGAAAGAACGCCCTCCGCATAACGGTCTGCGCCGTCGCCTCGCAGTTGATCTCGACGCCAACCACAACCGATTTCCCAGTCGAGTGAAGCTCACCCTCGCCGATCTCAATCGGCGCGTTTTTCTCAGCAACCCACGCCACGCGCTCGGCATCTATCTCGGCCTTGCGCTCGTTGCCGATGTCGCTGACAAAGTCGAGCGCCTTGGGGTTGAGGAAGACAGGCTTGTCGTCGCCATCTGCAAAACAAATCGCAAACCAGCCCCACTGGCCCTCTTTCAGCCTACGCACTTCAAGACGATCACCCTTGGCGACGCCCTTGCTCTTTTTGGAACGGTTGTTGTTGACCTCGCCAATGCATGGCGTCTGTGTTTCACTAATCATGTCTCAGTCCTCCATGCTTATAAAATTGAACCGCACGCCGCCATCTTGCCGAGCGCGTTGCACTCGCTGGATGTATTCGTTTGGGTAGACGAGTTCCCAGCAGCGGCAAAACGTAACGTAGGCACCCTCGCCTGCTGCGAGCGCATCGGCAGGGTCATAATTGAATTTGTCGAGCAGGCGCTCGGCGCGTGCCACGACAACTAGTTTGCCGTCGTGGATATCCTGCCAAATATCATCAACTCGCTCGTCACGCCTACGGGCTTCTTGTTTGTCAGTCATGTCAGTACCTCATTAGTTGGTTGGCAAATAATCGTCACGGCTGCTGGTGACCTCGGCGATCGCCTCTTCATACATGGCCATCTGCGCCTCGGTCGCGCGGCCCTCTTCCCAAGCTGCGATAGCCTTGCCGTCTTTGATGCGGACGGTGAGATTAGTCATTAATTCAACGTCACCCTCTTTGAGGCCAGCGATGGTCTCATATGTGGAGACATAAATGTCGAGAAGGCCGTTGGTGAAGTCGAGGCGGAAGGTGGCGAGAGGGTTGGCGTTGTCGTAGAGGTCGCCGCCCAAGACGATGCACTCTGCGTCGTTGAACGTGGTGCGGTTTCTATAGAACCCTCGACCTGCTTGCCAAGATTTGTCGCTTATGTCGAGAAAGCGGGTGAAGCGACCGTCGCCGGGCAGTGATTTGTCGCCAACCTCACAGAGGGTGAAGCGGGTGTTGGTCGCGGCGCGAGCGGCCTTGTTGATGAGGGCTTTTTCAGTGGAGGATAATTTACGATTGGTTGTCATGGTGTCACCTCAAAGATTTGTTGGCGAATAATCGGCAAGCCTACAGGCTCATCAGAACGAGGGGCCGACCTTTACTTTAATGCCCTGCTCCCTGAGATCGGCGATCTCGGCCTCGGCATCGGTCATCCAAGACGAGTCATCGGTAGAGGCCTCAAAAGAGGCGTGCGGCTCCCAGCCATTGCCTTCGTTGATCCAGACAAAAACCATATACTTGTCTCCCTATGTGTTTCGCCCATGCTTGGGCTGTTCTAATTGAACACCGCTATCGCGGTCATCAGGGGCGCAGCGTCAGCGCCCGACACAACCGAGAGCAGTCAAGTTGCGACCGTGCGTCGCCTCGCGGCTCGCGTTGCTATCGGCGAGCGTTCCATGCGGCAGGATGCCATCTCGGTTGAGTTCCTCGCGCCAGGGTATCCAGCCTCTGCGTGCGCGAGGTCTAATCTGTCGGCTGGGTCGGATCAGGTTCCCTGCGCATCGGGATTGCGGTGGCTTGTGGCCCTCCTCCCTGCGATGGTGCGCGGTGTTTGGGGCTCGCGAGGCCCGCCGCCCTGATCACCAGATCAGCACGACCGAGAACCTGTTAGATCACAGTCAGTCGTGTAACGCAAGCACCGCTTTTGCCAACCCGTGGGCACCACGCATAGCCGCATTCCGCCTAGGCGCTATATGCTGGTGAGATTGAAAATTGACCAGCAAATAGACGGTGGAGGATATGAGAGAGAAGAAACCCGATTTGAGGCTCGTGGCAGGCGACGGCAAGCCAGCCAAGAAGAAGAGACCGTTGACCGCCAAGCAAGAGCGGTTCGTGCAAGCGCTCGTAAAGGGTGGACCCGATGGCAAGGGCATGTCGCAGGCCGATGCATACAGGTCAGCCTACAGCGCCGATCGGATGTCGAGCCACGCTGTTCACTGTGAGGCGTCGCTGCTTGCCGCGCACCCTGAGGTCGCCGCTAGGGTCGCGCTGCATCGGCAGGCTGTAGAGCGGTCTGCGTTGACCCATAGCCTCACGCGCAGGCGCTGGATCGTGGAACGCCTTGAGCACGAGGCCGAGCACGCCCAGTCGGACGCTGGCAGGGTGCGGGCGCTGGAACTTCTCGGCAAGGTAACCGAAGTGGCGCTGTTCACCGAGCGCGTTGAGCAAATAGATAGTGAACTATCTCCTGACCAACTCCGCGATGAGTTGCAGCAACGGCTGCTCAAGCTGGTGAGTGATGGCTGAAGCTCACAGTCTANCCAAGACTGTGCGCCCCAGAAAACACCCTCCCCTCCTCCGACCTCGCCGAGAGAAAACGCCCCCCACGCCCTCTCGACTAGCCACACTATCCTGAGCGGTGGAGCAGGGAGGGGCGCACCCCCCTTTATTGGCCCGCGCGCGCCCGCCCGCGCGTAACACTATTCCACACAAATAATCCCCACATTTTCATAAAAAATGCCCCTCATCTCTAAAAAATGATTTATTTCAATGGGTTGCGTGATTTGAACAAAAAAAGGCCCAATTAGCTGGGAAAACTAACTGGGCCAGTGGTAGGCTTCAAGGTGAGTATCACCGAGCCAAACTATATATAAAAATTAATTAAATTCCCCTCCCCCTGATCCACTGTACTAATTAGTACATTTAATTAGTATAATGTTTTTTCTTTTAAGTAGACGTATTAAATATACCAATTAGTATATCTTGTTCTAATTAGTATAGTTCCTTTAGATATCATATTTTTTGCCCCGTGTATACCCCCCCTGTATATATTTTTAAGAGAGGGGGGTCGCCCTGTGGTGAAAATCGCGGAACTCTGCCATTCTGCCGGTGAATCGATTATGTTCTTCCATAAAAAATTGGTAGATGACNGGTCATGCTGTCATCAAACAGATACCAAGCGCAGTTATCCTTGCCCGTCATGTTACCAAACCATTTTATCCTCCCAACACTGACAATCTTGGAGCATACCTTTATATATTCTGCCGACTGTTTGGTGTGACCCCAGTCTGCATCAAACAACAACCACGTTGGTTTGAGTGGGGAAAAGTGGTCAATCATGGGGTGGAGTAGGGTTCTGCTCCAGGGAGGATTTGTTATAATGTATTCAGATTCTAAAACTTCCAAATTCCCTACATCACTATAATCGCTCCTTACAATCCCATCCCGCTGAGGTTCGATGTCACTTGCCCACATGCATTCACCGCCAAAATGTTCAAGATGGCGGCAGAGTTGACCATCACCCGCGCATGGCTCGGCAAACCTAAATTTGGGTGGCAAATGCTTAATAAGAGGCTTTACCGCTTCCAGTGGAGTGGGATAAAAGTCTCTTGGTTTTCTTTCAAAGTCGCTACGTTTGCCCATTATTCCACAATATGGTAAGGCAAATACCACCTTCGTGGATACGATTCTTAACCATCGGCATAATGGCCGTATCCATTACCAGTTTAACCAGTTGCGCTCCGATGAGGGTGGAACTGTGTCTGGGCGCTTCTTATCAAGCAATCCAAATTCACAGCAAGTTCCATCTCGCCACCCAGAAATCAAAAAGCTCATTCGGGGTCTCTTTCTGCCCGACGAAGGATGCCAGTGGGGG